ATAAAATATAGGCACATCAAAACTTTGACCTATTTGCTTCAACTTATAAGTATCCAGTAAGTTACCCCACATATGGACGCCGAGGACGGCACCCACATCATGGGGATGTTGTGCTAAACATTCCTGCAAATGAGGGGCAGAGAGCTGCCCATTATCATCTACATCAACTACCACTGGAAATAAATCATTCCATTCCAGGGCCTGAAGGGTTGCATTGAAAGTAAACGCGGGCATGATGACCTTAGAACCCCTAGAAAGCGTGTTCAGCATCAAAATCAGGCCCATAGAACAGCTAGAGACAGGTAGACAGAAGTTTATATCACAAAACTCCTTAATCTCACCCACTAAGCGTGCAGTAAAAGGTCCCGGGTAGAGCATTCCTGACCGGTACATAGCCCTGATATCAGGCTCCACCACCTCATAAGGGGGTAACTCTGGTTTATAGATGGATATCTGCATCCCCGCCTCCTAGTGTGCCCAATAAAATTGGTTGGGGTTCTTGGAATACTCCTTGTACCAAGGGATAGCCGCTCGAATACCTTCTCGAATCTTAAACTTACAATCCCATCCCAGATTCTGAAGCTTAGACGAATCCAAGTACTGCTCCTTGATCTCAATGAAGTCCTTTTCAAGTATTTGAGGCTCAATATCAACCCCCATTTCCTCAATAATAATCTTCACAGTGTCAAAAATGTTTAGAAAACCAGCGCCTCCAATATTATAAGCCTCACCCTTTATACCACGGTCTTGCGCAAACATGTAGGCATCTATAACGTCATCGATATACATAAACTCTCGCTTATAAGACCCCACACCTTGGTAAATTACAGGCCGTTCCCCTTCTAAAATTCTAAGGATACTCCCGGGGATAATACGAGACTTATTCAAATCTCCCGGACCAAAGATGTTTCCAGACCGAAGAACTGAGACATTCAAGTCATATGTATATGCATAAGATTGAGCAATTAAGTCAGTACAGGACTTAGAAGTACTATACGGATCACTGGCCAGGAGCGCGTAATCCTCTCGATAAGGAAGATCCTCATGAACTCCATAAGCCTTATCCGAAGAGGCGACCACTATCTTACTAACATGTCCGCATTCTCGAGCGGCCTCCATCACATTTACCGTTCCCATGACGTTAGTTTGGAAACAGGTCTTCGGATCAGCTGTGGCCATCTTTAGAATAGTAATGGCACCTACATGAAAGATGGTGTCAATCTCATACTTCGATACCGCGTATCTAACGATATCATAATCTCGTATATCACCGTAGACAACAGATATATTGTCCAGAATGTCTCGACGAGACTTGTAATTACGATCACGGATCAAGCCTACAACACTTTTATTCATCCCTAGAAGCCTATCACAAAGAGCGGCACCCACAAAACCATTAGCACCAGTCACAAGAACGTTGGACATATTCATGTTAGCATTTTCCTCTAATTTTTCGGTACAGTTCATCCTGTTCCTCCTGCTTACTACTACTCTTGTAGTGGAGGATATTGAACCTAGCCCATTGATCAGGGTCGTGGGCGTTAACTCCTGTTTCTAGTTGCCCTCGCTCTGTATTCACGGATTCATGCCCTTCCCTCTTCTTTTCTTCGGGACGAGCTTTATTCGGACGTCGGTAGTCAACTTCTGTTCTATTGTCAAAATTAGTAATCTTCTCGTGTACTGCCCCCTCCCATCTACAGTTCCGCGTAAAGAAACGATATTGGTAATCGGGATAGATAGGGGTCTGGATACCATCAATGAAGTTCTTTCTCGGGATTCCAAAACAATCAAAAAACTTCTCATTCGGAGGGATAACGTCTGCCCTCATGAGGAATTTCTGCCCTTCAATCGTGGTAAGCATAGGTAGAATCTCTAACAGGGTGGGCTCCAACCTCTCATCCGGGTCGGCAAGATAGACCCAGTCTGTTGACAAACTCTGAATCGCAAAGTTTTTCTGGTCAGAGAAATCATCGTTAAAAGTACGCCTAATTACCCTGGCCCCCATTCTTTCTGCCCATTCAACGCTGTCGTCTTCAGAGCCACCGTCAACTACAACCATATCATCAACAACATGATAGAATTGTGCTATGGCGGAAGGAATATGTGTCCGTTCATCCTGCATAATCATTGCAAGTCCTATACTAGGTCTAGCCATTTGTTCCCCCTTGGTCCAACCGTACTAGTCTTTCTACAATCATGTCTCCAATCTTGTCCCAAGTAAAGTTGTCAACTATATTCTGCCGGGCGAGCTGACCCTTAGCACTTGCCTCATCTCTATTATTATACACATGTCGCATATTTTCAATAGCATTTTTCAAGTCGGGCTCGGCCCAGTATTGATCACCCCTATAATAGGGTGACCACGTCATACCCCCAACCGGGGTCAGGTTATAATCTATAGGATAACTGTTTTCTTCATTAAGAAAATCAGTCTGGCCGCCATACGAAGTAGTAATCACCGGCTTACCAGAAGCAGCTGCCTCAAAGTGGGGAAGTCCCCAACCTTCAGATCTTTGCAACAGTAAGAAACAATCTCCTCGTTTATGTAACCCCATTATCCCTTCCTTACTCATGTTCTCCACAACAAGGAACATCTTAGGATAATGAGGTAGGTTCATAAACTGACGAAAATCCTTGATCAGCTTAATGATCTGGTCTCTATCCCCACCATGATCGTGACGGTAGGTTTTCAATACCAGAACGACATCATCTACGCCTGTGAAAGCAGCAGCGTATGCGGACAGCAGTCCGTAAGGATTCTTTCTCTCCTGCCACTGAAAGATTGAATAGAAAACAAAATCGTCTGCACCTATTCCTTCCAGATTGAAATTAGGAACAGTATCGGGGTTCGGTACATCGATAGCATGGGGAATCTTATAAAGAGGGGCTGTAACCCCGGAGTTCTTAAAGACACCCAAATTCCAATCACACGGCACCCACACCTCATTCACCCTATTACAAGCATCGACCCATTCGTGAGGAATACCACTAGTTTCCCACACAGTATAGCCTATGATATATTTGTTCTGTTCAAATCGAGTCCAATGGTGCCACAGATCTGGGGTAGAGTGAACAATCACCTTATCATAATCGATTTGTGTATTGGCTAAATCTCTCAGAATTTCACCATTCTTACCCAGCTCTGGACGACTCTTCTCAAAAGTAATAGGGGCAAGTTGAATCGGATAACCTTTGTTGTGAATGGACAATACATAGTTGCGGGCAGCTTCTGCGTACCCACTGCCGTCAAACACAGGGCCGATATATTTGACTCCTGCCATTAGATTAGATCTCCCTTAAGGACCTGCTTAGCCAAATCAGGCTTCGTATCTTCTTCAGGCTGATTTTTATCCCCAACGATCTGATCAAAGAGCGTAACCCATTTCGGGTTGATATGCTCATTCCAGATAAGGTTAGAGTGTACCATATCGTATGCATTCTGTGCTCTACGAAGAGCCTCTTCTCGGTTATCATAGAGGGCAACCAGCTGCTCTACCATCTTACCAACATGTGCTGTCGGGCGCGGTACCTCATTATCGTGCGGAAGCACAACAGTGTGGTCAGAATCCCCACCACTAGGATAAGGATACCCCGTCTCATCGGTAATATACTCACCCAAACAGGTATTCTGAGGAAATACAACTGGAGTCTTGGTAGCCATAGCCTCAGTCCAAGATAGTCCCCAACCCTCACCAACTGTGGTACTTATAATACAATCGCTTGCGTTATAGACCAAATTCAAAATCTCCAGGGGAAAACCTGTGGATGCAGTAAAGTTCTGAGGTAAAATAACGTCCTTAGTAATATCAAGCCCAAAAGCTTTGATGACTTCAGGTAAGTTCCAACCCTGGTCTTGAGCCATCATATGTAAATATAAGATAGAATCCGGACGATGTTGACGAAATTCTTTGAATGCCTGGATTGTAGCTGGAATATCCTTCCGCTGCTGATTTCGATTTACATTGGTAACAATAAACTTATCAGCCAATTTTCCAAAGAACTGCTCTCGAAACTCTTTTACCTGTGTAGGCGGAGCAGGGAAGAATACCTTAGGATTAACTCCGTGAGGGATAATCTGAAGCTTATTCTCCAGGCTAGGCTTAATCTTTACCGATTGATCAAAACCATACTGAGTATAGGTTACTGGATAATCTACCGCATTGACAGAGTCAATCCACTCTGACTTCGGGATTCCATCTATCGGGTAATAGTAGACGCTCTTGAAGCGTTTGCCTGCTTTGATCAAGTTGTCCAGCATTCCAGGCATAAAGTCCAGAATAAAGGTATCTTGGAGGAAAAAAAGGATGTCATAAGTTAGATTCGGATCGATCAGGTGCTGTTGTAGCCGCTGTCGTCCGTAAGGATCTCGCTGACCATTTACAGGCATCGGCCAAATCTTGAACGGATAGTCGTGGGGATCTCCCCAGTAGTTAATACCCAGGATATCAACTTCATATCGTCCAGAGTTATGTAGGGCCGGGAGAATGTTTCGGGATACCTGTCCGAAACCTGTAGCGCATGTAGGAGAGTCGCCATAGAAGATGACCTTCGTCTTCTTGGTCTTACCGTTCCTAGGATTAATGCGCTTTACGAACTGCGGTTGTTCCGCCATCAGTCTTACCTCCATTAATTGAGAGCATCGCTCTCTGTATTATTCTTCTCGAGACATCTAACTCATCCCCGCTACGGTTCTTAAAATAAATCTTGTGAGGTGTAAATTTAGATACTCTGCCGAAGTATTTGCTTCCGTCCAAAAGCTGAATTCCTATGAAAGGCCATCCTAGGGCTTTAAGCTGCGCTTTCGTTTTGGCTAAGTCCGGATTCATCGGTCTCCTCCCGCACTGACCTCGTCTTATAGACCGGGGCATTGTAGTTGACCTGTGCTATCCGCTGCAATTTAGCCCTCATGTCCGGATCATCCTTGGAATACCGGTCAAGCCTAGCCTTATTCACATTCAACACGCCGTATAGATCTTCTTTGGGAATGATCTCGACGATCTTTTCAATATCATAGTTGGTCCGTGACGCCTGGGTGCTGTACAATTCCTTCCCACCCGCTGCAATGTCATGTCCCTCCATGAACTTCCTGGTAGCAATCATCTTCAACTCACGCTGCCTGTTTTCCAAGATAGACTTCTTGGTGGCAACGATCTCCCAGTGCTCTAGGAACTCGCCATCCTCCATGTCCGGCAGGGGAGTCAACTCAGTAGCCTTCGTCTTCATGAAGGAAGCGTACTTAGGACAGTACGACTTGTAGTCGCACCAACCGCATAGCGGGTTCAACCTACCTACCACTTCCTCTTCCTGTAGCTTCTGCATCTGGAGCCACATGCTGTTCAAAAACTCGTTGAAAGTTTCTCGATCTTCCTCAGTACGGTAGGTAGAGACTCGCTTGTTGATTCGAACATAGTCCAGAAACAACAGCCTGTTCTTGTACTCGGGGTACATGATACTTGCCGCAAGATCGTACATTGACAGCTGCACATCGTCCTGTAAATCCCAGGTAGTCATCGCATTTCGGGCAGTCTTATAGTCGATGATAGCAATTGTGTCATCATTAACCTTGACAACCTTATCGATGGCTCCGACAATGGGGACGCCATCTTCGGTGGTGAGCTTGAAGAATCCCTCGACCGACAGAACCTCTTCTGATGGGTCAAATCTATCAATAAACTCAGTCACCATCCGCTTTCCATCTTCATAGAAGGACATGTTCTCAAGGCCTTCTTCGGTAGCGGAGTTCATAAACGTAGCGACAGCGAAATCATAGTCGCCTGCGTCAGGAAAGCTCTGCTTTTTCATCATTCTCTTGACGAATTGCTCTAGTGCGTTGTGTACGCCGATGCCGATCTTCATATGATCGTTCTTCATCGACGGAATGTCATGGTCATATCGGAAGACAACCTTCAGCTGGCACTGAAGAAAATCTTTGATTCCGGTAGCTGATAGTCCTCGAAGCTTCATTGGTTTTCATCCTCCTCTAGGTCATCTTTTTCCCATTCTTCAATGAGTGACCTGAGTGTTGTTGAGTGCTCGTCTTTCTGAAAAAGAGGGCATCTCTTGCAGTACGTCTTCTCTTTGACGAACTTGTTATTTGCGCATACTGGGAGGGAAAGCGTATGATCTGTCTGCCAACAGATAACCGATTTGTTCGGAAGTTGTTTCGCAACCTCTTTTACCACATGTCCCCAAAAATATTTGTAATCCGTAGTCTGTCCGAACGACTTCTTAGCCTTTACGGGAACGATGTATTCCGGGGGTTTACTTCCGGGCTTCCGCCTGATCGCCCTTTTTCTTAACCCTTTGTATCTCACGATACCCCCACGACAGAGCCATTGCATCTGTCAAGTCGTTGTGTTCCTTGAAATTCCAATCCAAATCGAACTTCTTCACAAAGAAATCAAACACTTCTTGCTTACCAAACTTACCTTCATGGTCTCCACAGCAATTTTTTCTTGCTGCAGTGGCAGTAATAATCTCTGTCTCTATACCATAAGAAGTACAGAGTTCTATGGCTACACCCGTAAATTTGGTCAAAGCCTTCAACGTATGGATGTTACCGAAACCCGGTCGATAGTATGCATCTTCGATTACAACTACGTCCGGTTTATACTTGCGGAGGAGCTTGTCCAATTCCTTCCTGAAGAAGACTAGCTTTTCTCCAAAGGACAGTTTTTTGTCTGGAACGATTTTTCCACAGGATCTTCTCGTAACAAACCAACCTGTGCTCTTTGTTGAAACATCAAGCGCTAGTATCTTCATTTGGACAGAAGCTCTTCAAGCTGCCCCCTTTCCTTTTCTGAGAGAACGTTGATATCCGGATACTTCACTTTCACCTGAATCAATACATCTCCCGGAGGACCTCCACGAAAACCAAGCCCTCCTTGACCCACCAGTCTTAAAACAGTCCCGTGTGCTACACCCGTTGGTATATCCACCTTCATTTGTTTATTCTGCATTTGTAGGCCCTTTCCATTGCAGGAGTCGCACAAAGTTTTGGGTTTCTTACCCTCTCCTGCACAGGATCCGCACACTTGGTGCATAATCATATTACCCTGGCGTCGAGTCGCCCCTCCTTGGCCGTTACACGCGGCACAAGTTTCGAACTCGGTGGCACCCTCTCCCTTACAATTCACACAGATAGAAGTAACACTATATGCAAGGGGTACTTCTATACCAAACATCGCGTCCTTTAGAGAAATTTCTACTGTCTGTTGGACATTCTGTCCTTTCATAGGACGTAAATGTCGAGGACCAAAATTCATCCCAGACATACTACGGAAAATATCAAAGGGATCCCCCGCAGTCCGGTATCCGAAAACAGATCCTTGAGGAGAGCCGGTAGCATCATAATTCCGCTTCTTGTCTAAGTCAGACAGGACCGAATATGCTTCCGAAATCTCTTTGAATTTCTCTTCTGCATCTGGTTTGTCAGGGTTGCGATCAGGATGCCATTTAAGAGCTGCTTGGTGATATGCGCTCTTAATGTCCTCCGGTGCCGCTTCCTTATCGACTCCCAGAATCTCGTAGTAGTCCTTCATCCTTGATCCCTACGTCCACTTCTACACTTTCACCACACTCACAGTGGAAAATCAATAGCCCTGTGAGATTGTCAAAGTTAGCCCATCTTGTCCTCTGTGTACAGAAGACACAATCCGGATAATCTTCTCTATCCATCACTGGGAATACTCTTAATAACCTCTCCGAAAAGAATTACTTCATCGTCGGTAAATTCAAGAGCTACTACATTGAGGCACTGGTCGTCTTCCAGCTGTGGGTACCTAGCCCCGGCAAACATTACCCGGACCAGCTCCCACAGCAGAAGGACGTTGTCCTCGAAGATAGAATAGTCATTCTCTCCCGAAATCTGAACTCCATCAGGCATGCTATCCTTTTCCATGATAGCCTCGATAGTGCCCTTCAAAGGGAGACGAAACTCTACCCTCTTTTGTAGCTCCCATTCATATTCCCGAGCGGGAAGTAACAGAAATCCGGGAGCAACACCCACCGTCTTAGGCATTTGCAGCCTCGGGGGCGGGTACGAAGTTGGTTACTACTGCGTCAGTGAAGACCCTCTTCTGTCCATTATCAGCAGTCCAGGATCGCTCCTGGATGTGGCCAGTGGCATCCACAACCGTACCCTCACCTACGGACCCAAGGCTTTCAGCAAGCTCATCCCACGCAGTAATGCGCACGTAAGCACGCTTCAAGGTGGTGCGGTCCGGGTCATCCTCTCGGTAGAAAGGAATGATTACCTTGGATTTGAAAAGATTGGTTCCACGCTCGCCCACCTGCTTGAGGTCAGGCCAAACGATCTCACCCCGGAGATGGAAGCGGTTAATTCCCTCCTCACTCTCTACCTGCTCAGCACCATTGACAATGATCTCGGTAATGTTCTGCTTACGTCCTTCACGATTAGTGAAAGAGCGCTCCTGGATGCGACCAGAAACACGTACGCGAGCACGTGCGGGGAGGGCGTGTAGGAACTCTGCGAACTCTTCCCATGCAGTAATGCGGAGATAAGACTCTCGGTCCTCACCACTTCGCTGGTCGGTGGTAGGAATACGAATCTTGGCCTTGAATAGGGCCTTTCCACTATTGGTGTACTTCAGTTCGGGCCAGCAAAGCTCACCCTGTAATTCTACGCTATTGATTCCTTCAAATGACATTTGTTATATCTCCTAGGCCTAGAGTTACTAGGTCCATATACGTCAAGTTTTTGGGATCTTTCCCATCTGGTAATTCTATTACTCGTATCGAGGCTCCTTGATGTAGCATTGCTGATACATACTTCCATAACAATCGGGCTTGATTGGGGGTAACGTATGTACCCATCATGGCTACCACGTTGTAAATACCCAACAAAGATAACGCCCACACATCGACAAAACCCTCTACCAGAATCAAGGTCCTGTCTAATCCAGTGTATTCTTTTGCTATATGCAAGTTGTAAAGTGTCGCTTCCTTCTTGATGTCTTTCATGAGGGTATACTTAGGGTCCTCATCAGAATCTGTTCGCCGCGCACTCACAGTTAGCAAATGACCATCCTCATCTCTAATCGGGATGGTTTCTCGATGGACGCCGCGTCCATCAGTAGTTCCACCTATCTCATAGAAATCCAAAAGTTCTTCCGGAAACCCCCTCTTCAGGAAATAATCAGAGCGGCGAGGTAGCAGTTCTTCTATCACTTCCTCCGGGAAAAAACTGGTAACAGGGATACTGGTTTGGTTCCTTCGAACCTCCCTCAACATCTCCTGTTGTTGTTTTATCTTCTTGAATTCCTCGGTCAGACCTGCTTGGTTCTCAAGATTGAAACCACACAGGTCTGCCAGGAATTTAACACTCTCAACAAAGGGCTGCTTGGTACACAACTGGACCAAGCCAATGATATCTTTGTTTTTCTCCCCCTCACAATGACGGGTATAGCAGCACCACGTCTTTGATTCGGTGTTAAATCTAAACGCAGTGGGGTTGTCACCCCCGTGGACCTTACACGGTCCCCGCAGCTCTTTGGAAGTCCTGCGAAGAATGAGAAATCCCAGGTGATTAAGCAGTGATTCAGGATCAATGATCTGCTTAATACTAACTATCGCTTCCGGTTCGATCTTCAATTAAGACCCTCTGTATACTCTGGAATACCACCTTCACTTGTACCCTGATAGCAGGGTCGTCAAGGTCTGGGACTCCAGGCATATTCTTGTAATATTCAAGCTCATCCCGCACAATGTCAAAGACTTCTTCTTCGACATCCTCAAATCTCTTGTTTGCGGGGTCCTCTACAGTCTCCCTAATACGGGCAGACACCCGGGACATAAGGTCCATGGCATCATACGTATCGAACTCATCCTTATCATCCTTCACAAATCTCTTTGCAAAGTTTAGAACGAAAGGCAGGTACTTTAGCCCCTTATCTACGCCGCTCCTCACCTTTGCGTTAGTGAAGTAGAAGAAGAACAAGGCTGTTAGACTGATAACTCCTACTAGGGGTACTCCAATGTCGTACAGTTGATCAAGCATAATCTCCCTCCTCCGATGCACTGGACAGCTGTTCGTCAGCTTCCCGCATCGTTAGTGTTTCTTGACGGAAATAGACATCTATTCCGTCATAGTTGGTGCCGCCTGCTCTTGTATCCAAGATCTGGATACGGTGAGTGCCCGAATGCTGGGCACGCTCTCTTCCGTACTTCTCTTCCATCTCAATCTGCTCTTTCTTAGGCTTGGCAGCTAGTCCGAGAAGCGTATTAGCGTACCTCAGGATACGATCAGAGTCAGCAAAGTTCGCGGACGATACATGTCCCTTGTTAGCGCCCTCTCTATTCAGCTGGACTGCTGTAACCACGGGGATTTGGAGCTGCCCTGCCAAATTCTTGAGAGCTACAGTCAGATATCCAAGGGCCTGATACTCTTTGACATTGGAAACCATCTGTAGATCCGCATCGGGGAGCTTGATGTAGTCAAAGATCAGGCAAGCGACCTTGCCCTGGTGGTGGTATTTACGCGTAAGCGCAGAAACCCCCTCAGGGGTGAAATTCGGGTAGTATTTGTGCAAAATGAGACCAGTATCCTTGATTCCCTGGGCAAATCGGATCGCGTCCAGGTCCTTGGGGTCATTCTTGAATTCGTTGGTCTTAATCGTGCGCTCAGGAACTCCAGACATGATAGACAGAAGACGCAATTGCTGCTCCCTAGTGCTCATTTCTGTGTCCACATAGAGGACAGGCTGACCACACTCATAGGCTATGTGCTTCGCCCAGTTGAGGAGCATGGTAGATTTACCTGTCTTAGGGCGGGCACCCACAACGGTCAGCGTTCCGGGGGCTAAACCCCCAATTGCTGAGTCTAACAGCGGAAATCCGGTGGATAGTCCCATCAATCCAGCGGGGGTGTTCTCAATCTCCTCCAGAAGCTCATCGAGGCCCTCTGACAGGGGCACAGCGTCCGTCTCGCGCATGGTATCTACTGCCAGCTGGAGGAATTTGTCCTGTGCGTGCTCTACAATGGTCTCTGCGGTCAGAGTTTCACCAGTCAAAGTTCTGTTCTGTTCTGTCAACTCGGTGATCTCTGCAGCCGCCTTGAGTACCTTCAGTTTGATACTGGCATCGAGCATCCTGTTGAGGTAAAACCCGATGTTATTGGTGTCAATTGACTTGTCAAACAGGGCATTGATGTAGTCGTAAGCCTTGACGTTGGGGCCACTAATCTCTTTCTCTAGCTCCAGATCCCCTGCTCGAGTGAGAACCGTGGAAATGTCAGGATTGGTGACTCCCTGCTGCGAGAGGGACTTAATGACCACCCAAATTGCTTTGTGATGGGGAGTAAGGAAATCCTGCTCAGATAGCTGAGCTTCCACCTCAAAGAAGTTCCCAGGGGACTGCAGCACGCATGCCAGGACGGCAGCTTCATTCCCCGGATGGGCAAATTGTGCTTTAACTTGATCCATTAACTAGCTCTTTCCCTACTAGTATAGTGCTTCTCTTCCGCACGCCTCCGTAACTCGGACTTCAGTGCGTTCATAAGTTCAATGATGGGCTTGTCGATTCCGTCGAGAAGATCTCTCTCGGCAGAAGCCTCGTCATACTCTAACTCTAGCGCTTGTAGTTCAGGGTCTGTAGCAACAGCGTTTGATTCTCTCTCTTTTAAGGTCCCGCCTTCGACTACTCCTGATTGGATTAGCCCCCGAACTTTTCTTTCCAGTACCTTCTTCTTCTGACCAGAAATAACACGCGCCGTATTGAACCTGACCTGAAGGGTGATGAGGTACTGTCCCAACATCACTGTGTATTTGGACAAAGTGGAAGAATCCACCGTCTCCATAGCCCTCACATTAAAGTTGAAAACCTCTTCAATCTCAGACGGAGGCTGCGCGGCATACAGAGATAGAGATTCGGAGGTCTCCATTAACCTGTTCTTAATTCTGGAATCCACTTTGCTGTGCCTCCTCTATCTTCTTGAGAAGATCCGATACTTCTATCGGAATCTCATTGTGGTGGACACACACTAGAGACATGTCCTCGATGTCGCACCACTCTACCTTAGTTCTGTCTCGCTTCTTCTGAGCCTTAAACTTCTCCGCTGTCCCGTGAAAGTGCGGATTAAACTCAGTGTGCTGAACACCCTGGACCTCTACTACTATGTTTAGATTTGGCAAATGAAAATCAAAGAAGAGTTTCTGCCCATTGTAGTTAACATAGTATTCAGAGTTAATACGTGTGTTCGGAAACGCTTCTTTAAGCGTTTGCAGCACGCTTTTTGCGAGCAGGCTGGTCATCAGATTCCTTCTTAACCTTCTTCTCAATAATGACAACTTCTTCCTGAACAGTTTCAGAAAGTTCCTTCACTGCATCTTCCTGGGAAGTATCGTGAAAGACTTCGCCAGACACTATGGCACGGACCTGCCTCTCCAACTCTTCCTTGAGTTTCTCATCCCTCTGAATAGCCAGTCTGGCCTTCTCCTTGCCCTGCCACTTGTGCTCTTTGTAAGCAAACCAGGCGCCTGCCTGTTCAATCAGGCCGACATCCACCCCGATGTCAATGACTTCCCCTATAGTATCATAACCCATTCCGTAGATTAAGTCAACCTCGGCGGTCCTAAAAGGGGCAGAACGCTTGTTCTTTTCTACTCTAAAGCTGGTTCTGTGCCCATAAACCTCACCAGTGCCCTTGTCTAACAATCTGCTGGACTTGGACTTACCACCAGCCACATGAATTCGATACCCGGCATAGAACAGCAGGGCATTACCACCCGTGGTGGTTTCAGGGTTGCCGTAAGAGCCAATCTTGAACCTAATCTGATTCACGAAGATCAATAGAGTATTGGTCTTCTTGACCACCGGGGCCAATTTCTGAAGTCCAGCGCTCATCAAGCGTGCATGTAGTCCCATGAACTGTTGGTCAAAGTCAGCATCTGCCCGAGCATCAGGAAGAAGGGCAGCTACGCTGTCAATTAGTACCACTGCGAACTCACCAGTCTCCATCAGCTTCTGGGCAATGGATAGATTCTGCTCTCCCGTAGGTGCGCCGTCGACTACAAGCACACCGTCTCGTGGGAGGCCAATATTAGCCAGTAAGCGGGGGTCCATCGTATGTTCCGCGTCAATAATGGCACACTTATACCCTGCTATACATGCTTCTTTGATAACAGAATAGGCCAGAAAGCTCTTACCACTTGCTTCCGGACCGAAAAACTCAGCAATCAATCCTCGCTCTAGACCACCCCTACCAAGGGCCTGATCTAAGCCAATACATCCTGTGGAAAACACCTCCGGCGTCTCGTCGGCGGCTTCCCCCAGCCATTTAATCAGGGGGCCATACTCTTTCTCAATCGCGTTCTGTACGACCTTCAGTGTTCCTGTCTCTTTTCCCATCTAATCTCTCCAGTATACGTTTTCTGCTGGCTGTGGCTAATTCTTTGTCACGCTCAGCAAATTTCTTGTTGTAGATCTCGTTAATCTCGGTAATGTATCTCTCAGTTTCTGCTTCACTAGCTTCGTCTATCTCATCATTTGCGATAGCGCAAACGCGCTCTATGATAAAGCCAACTAACAGCGCCTTGGGACTCATCACCGGGGTTCTTAACTTGAGATGCTCCTCGAATCTAAATAGGACCTCGATTAGCATCGCGGCTTCCCTAATGGCTTCCTTCCTACTCAGCCCTAAGTCCTGCCTCTTCTTGACAAAAACAGACAAGAACTTGCGATCTTCAACAAAGTTGCGACTAGGTGGAAAGGGCCGGTCCGGGTTGTAAAACAACCTACGTGCATAGAAATAATCAATCAAATCCTTAATGGTGGAGGCTGCGGCAGGAAACTCTACTTTTACTACTCTGTATCCCCGCTCGCGGAGCTTCTCCGCAGCCTCCTCATCATCAAAGTAGAGAGACATTTAGCTCACTGGCTTAAGGGTACAAACCAATGTCTTAAAATCCTCATTCTTAGGTGACTTCAGTATGACTTGGGAGGCCTCCTTTGTGAAATAGAACTCAAAGTTACCCTCATCTAATTGACGGACAGAATTCTGAAGTAAGAGAGCATCAAAATGAAGATTGAAACTCTCCGGAGTCACGACTGTAAGGTCAGAACTCACTGCCTCACCATTAACACTGGAGGTAGACAAAACAGCATTGCCCTCTTTACGGGCATCTATGATAATACGATGGCTCTTGGCATCTACGGTAGGCTGCATACCCGAAAGTATGGATAGAAAATCTTTAGTAGGAAACTCTGCCAAAAGTTTTTCATCTGTCTCCAGGAAGGGGGCATAGTCTGGAAAGTCTGTGTTCAACAAAGTACCAACCAGAATAGTTTTCCCACTCTTTAGAAAGAAGTTGTCTCCTTCTACATAAGTCTCTACAATATCCTCACCTTTACCCTCTCGCAGCTTATCCGCACCATGTTTGGCCAGCACACTCGCGAACTTTAGGCCCAAAATGAAAGAGCCACGCATGCCCTTGTCGGACGTTTGCGTGGCTCGTCTACGGAACTCTGCAATCTGGATACCATCAGTAGCTGCAAAGACTATTTCATTATCGGTAAAGGTAACGGATATACAATTAAAATGAAGTTTAGAAGTATCCTTGGATGCGGCGTGTGCTACCGCCTGGATACCGTCTTGGAAGACTAGGCCATCAAACCTTGTGGCATTGTCTTCTTCAAACTCGGGCGTTTCAATAAAAAAGCCCGCGTTAAGAAGAGGGAAAGTACGATTGTGTTTTACAGTACTAACCCCAGAAAGTTTAAGGGAGGACTTGGCAGTTGTTTCTACCACAATGGGGTTTTCATCTACCTCAAAGGTGGCTAAAACGGAACTGGTTACAGCTCCACACCGAACCAACGCTTCACCTTCTTCCTTCACTTTCGCAGGCACTTCTATACTAATATAGGATGTCTCATCAGAAGACATAAAGACCACACTCTCGGCAGTGGCACGCACGAGAACACCAGTCTTCTCTTCTGCTATTGACGAACTGGCGGGTGCAATCTCATTACATGCATTTAAAGCCCGCTTTAAATCTTCGGCAAGAATAGTAAATTTCATATGTAGCTCTCCATTCTCAAGACAGGTGTTCCTGCCCATGTACAAGATAACTATAAGCCACCCTGTCCTAAATGTCAAGTTTTAATTGTCTGGATTGAAGGGAGTATCAGTAATAACTGCAGTAAGGGTAGTGGGCCCTACTCTACTCAGACTCTTGGTAAATGCAGTCTTAGATGTACGGCTACGCAAAAGTAGTAGTGTATCTGGCACTTCACCTAGTCTGTACCAACTGGTGAGGTCATCGTTTGAAGAGGCCAGTAAGGTAAGATCTACCTCCCCTTCAGAAATACCTCCATTATGAATCTCATCAAGTTCCTCTAAAGTTAATACCCTGTCCCACCACGCATTCATATCAATATCGCCAAGGAATCTGCTACCAGTGATATTATTAGTGGAACGAGAGGCGCCCAAAGTAAATTCACCGGTTCTTTTTCGGGCGGCATTCAGAGTCCCGGTATCCTGGAAGACATTATCCACGTAGAAGTTACAAACACGAGTGTTAGAATCATACGTAACTGCAAGATGATACCAAGTATAGGGCTCAGTCGCATCTATATCAAAGTCTGTAGTCAAATTGATCGGGGAGTCTGCGGGGGTATTCATCAAAACTCGGAATCTTTGACCAAAACCGTCGTCATTATCATGCACCACAGAGAGAGTAGGTTCTAGGCCTGCCTGATCTCCAGAGTGAAATAATCCCAGAAATCTACGATCACTACTAACGAAGTTAGTGGGCCTAACCCAACAAACAGTTGTGAAACTACCTTGACCATTCAAAGCCAAAGGAAGATCGGCATCTGTACTGTTCTCGAAGTATCCTCCACCCTGGAAAGTCAGGGAGTTGGTGTCAGTTACTACAGTGCGATTTGAAAGATTGGCACTTACATCCATACCAACCATAGTTCCATCAAAAGTATCACTACTAACTACATTGGTGACTGTCGGAAAGGTAATCGCAGTGTCTTCGAATTGATAATATACTACCAGATCGTCAGCGTGGACGTATGCTCCCTTATTTACAGTCAGGTTGTGGTGTTGGAACCCCGGATCAAAGATTGCAGAAATCTCACCGCCTGACAAGGCAACATTGGGCCAAATTCCAATCTCATCCATCCACTGGTTTGGATACGCATCCGCAGCCTGATCAAAACCTACCCTACCAATATCTAGGGTAGTACCCGTTGCCACGGGATTAAGGTCTGCAACAAGAATATCCGTATCATCAACGGTTCCGTTAAGATAGATACTTACATTAGAAGAAGCAGCGTCGGCATCATAAACACCTACGATGTGAATCCATTGTTTAAACTCTTCTACGCTGCCCAGAGTTGCGACAACACTGTGGGTTTCAAAATCATTAACCCAAAAATTAATACTAGCGCCGTCCTCTTCCCAGTAAAAACCAAAGCCGTCTTTCCACCCAGGGATACCCCCACCTAGTAATTTCTGGGCAGGAGCGTCAGAGCTTGCACCAAGGATAGAGTCAAAGACAACGGGCGTCCCTGCAGGGTCTGTGGGGTTTCCGTCTGCACTGTTGGGATCCCATCTAATCCAGAAGGCTACAGTAAACTGACGTCCCAAGCCGAAACCTAGATTATCGAGAGTATCAATCGAAATATATTCGTTGCTACCACTACCGGTAAAGTAGATCGACTGCTCATTCTGTTCAAGATCAATAGTGGCCGCCAAAGATTTGATCTCAGTAATGCCAATAGTACTGTTTAGCAAGAATGCATTAAGGTTATTAGCTAGGAAGGGCTGACCACCACTAGTGGTAAGAGTACCACTAAGACTCAGCTCCCTAAAGATATCAATAAAAGCTCCCATATTAGCAGCAATTCCTGATCCCGGAGAAAAACCCACTGCCTTGATAGCTGCAGTCATAAAATCACCTTCAACTGCGAAACCTAAGAAGGGAGTGCCTGTAATAACCGTGGATAAATCTACCTGAAATACTTGTTGGATAACACCGGGCAAATTTCCAAAGGTATTTTGAGGTTCCAAAAATGCACTGAGGCTGTTAATACCTCCCTTAGAAGTAATAATGGCTCCAAAATCTGCCTGAGATTGAAACCCCAACACTGCCTGGATACAGAACCTGACTGCCTCATCCATAGTCCTAAAGCTGGTCAATCCTCCTAGTCTGCAAACCTTAGCAGCAGCATGATCTCCAAACAAACCCGCTGCGATAGGCTGGAAAGAACGAATATTGATCTTCCAATCTTCATTAGGATCCTTAATAAAGGAAGTATCTGTTCCGTTCACATAGATATATTCTAAGAGAGACCCCTCAAGTTGAAGACGGATCTCCTGAATATTTTGGGGCTCTGTAAGCCTGAGATCGAGGGCCGTTAGCCTGTTAACCGCAGGAACAACCCTAGGAAGGGGGAACACAGGATTAATACTGGCATTCAGAAACACATTATTCTGAATAATATTGACAATAGCACCTAAATTCTTTCCTCTAAAAGGAGAGAATAGCACAGCGATAGTATCAGTAGCATTGAATGCGGGATCCCCTGGTAATTTGAAAGGAGTAAACTTAATGACTATAGTATCATATGCAAAAAACAAATCTTCCGTATTGATGGACGCCCCTAGATTTTTCTCCA